CTATTTCTATTGAGAATAAGATTTTAGATAAGCACATGAATAAGTTTGGTAAAGTAGATAAGACATTTGCCGAGAAGCTAACTCAATGGGCCGACACTATTCGTAAGACATTTATCGATGGTGGTGTAGATGATATTATTTCAACTCGTCGTCTTACTCACATTGTACAGTCATTCGCTATCTTTGATGATAAGATGAAAGCTATTCAGCTATGTGTTAATCGTTTCGATGAAGATACAAAAGAAGCTTTTCTTGATCTGTACACTAAAGTAGATGAGAGTGTAAACAATCTAAATAGCCGCGAAGAAGATGCAATTAATACTATGAAATCTCGCGAAGAAGCTATCGATGAAGCTCTAAACAAGGCAATGAACGAGTATAAATAATAATGCAATATGATATGGAAGGTGATATATTATGAATTTATCTAATGACACAGTCGCAGTGTTGAAGAATTTTGCGACAATCAATTCGAACTTGGTAGTCAATCCAGGTTCTACAGTTAAAACTATCTCAGAAGCTAAAAACATTTTAGCAACTGCTACGATCAAAGAATCGTTTGATACTAACTTTGGTATTTACGATTTAAACGAGTTCCTCGGAGTTCTAGGCATGTTTGATAGTCCTGAGCTTAAAGTATCTGATGACAACAATTCTGCTATCGTCAAGCAGGACAAACGTTCCGTCAAATACTTTTTCTCAGACCCATCAATCTTAACCTCTCCATCAAAAGACATCAGCATGCCTTCCTCCGAGGTAACATTTAAGTTGACAAATGATGATATGAATGCAATTAAACGTGCATCGTCAACTCTAGGTGTTACAGATGTAATTGTGATTGGTGAAGCTGGATCAAATAAGATTAAGCTTCAAGTCACAGATGTGAGAGATGCTACAGCAAACTCATTCGATATTGAATTAGATGAGTGTACAAGATCTGCTGAAGCATTTAAATTCGTATTTAATATTGCGAACTTTAAGTTTGTACCAGGTGATTACAATGTTCAAATCACATCTAAACTTATTTCGCATTTTAAGAATGCTACAGTTCCAGTTGAATATTGGGTAGCATTAGAAAAAACTTCAACATTCGGAGGATAATAATGACTGAAGAAGTTAAACAAGAAGAGGCTGCAGTAGAAGCTCCAGCTGCGCCAGGTCTAAATATTAATGACTTAGCGTTTATGTTAAAAATGATTGATGTAGTCACAGAACGTGGCGGATTTCGTGGAGGTGAATTAGCAAATGTCGGTACAATCAGAAACAAACTTGAGACCTTTCTCAGAGCAAATGTTCCTGCAGAAGAAGCTGAACCAACTGGTGACGATGATGCTGAATAATCCGGACGATCGTAAGAAACTATTGAATGGATGTCAAGAACTATCTAATTCAATGACAAGAGTAGAAGCCGAGAAAGATTATCAACGTGATGCTGTTGCTCATCTATCTGCAGAGCTTGGTATTGAAAAGAAATATATTAATAAGGTTGCTTCAATGTATCATAAACAGAACTTCCATCAAGTTCAAACTGAACATCAAGAGATCGAAGATTTATATGAAACAATGAACGCTAAGGCAGAATCGCAACCTACGGTGCTGTGAAGAACGTAGCAATTCGAGGAAGATTTAAACCACGTAACGCATACAAGTATAAAGGCGATATCAAACGCATAACTTATCGATCCATGTGGGAGAGACGAGTTATGCTATATTGTGATAAGAGCCCAAAAATACTCGAGTGGTCTTCTGAAGAATTGCACATACCTTATGTTTCACCAAAAGATAATCGATGGCATAACTACTATCCTGACTTTGTTGTTACAACAAAGAAAGGATCATTTATTGTAGAGATAAAACCACATTATCAAAGAGTGTATAAGGTTAACAAAGCTAAATGGCGTGCAGCCGATGAATATGCTAAGAAGCATAAAATGTTTTTTAAGATCTTAACTGAAAGGGAATTATTTTGATTAAGAAAAGAAAAATATTTAGATGGTTAATTGATACGTTTGATAGTATCAATTTCTGGTTTGAGAAGAAATTAAATCTAAATCCTAAACGTACTGTTATGGAAAAGAAACAAGATATGATTTCTTTAAAAGAACTTGAAAGAACAGTTGGAAAGAACTTCGATTAGATATTTCCCAGTAGCTCAAGCGGATAGAGCAACAGCCTTCTAAGCTGTAGGTTAGAGGTTCGAGTCCTCTCTGGGAAACCATTTACTTTTCAACTGTTTTATGGTATAATATACCTTTATATTATGGAGTTTTGAATGTCTGAATTTCTTTGGGTCGAAAAGTATCGACCAAAAACAATACAAGAATGTGTCTTGCCTAATGGTCTAACAAAGACTTTTACTGACATTGTATCAACAGGTGAATTACCTAACATGATGTTTAGCGGTACGGCAGGTGTCGGTAAAACCACAGTAGCTAAAGCATTGTGTAATGAACTTGATCTCGACTATATTATTATCAACGGATCAGAAGAAGGTAACATCGATACATTACGTGGTAAAATTAAGCAATTCGCTTCTACCGTGTCTCTGCACGGTTCTTATAAAGTAGTTATCCTCGACGAGGCTGACTATCTCAATCCACAATCCACACAACCTGCACTTCGTGGATTTATTGAAGAGTTCTCTAATAATTGTCGTTTCATTCTTACATGTAACTTCAAGAATCGTATCATCGAGCCTCTTCACTCAAGATGTAGTGTATATGATTTCGCTATACCAAATGGTGAAAAACCAGCAATCGCAGGTAAAATATTCAATCGTACATGTGATATACTCGATAAAGAAAATGTTACTTATGACAAAAAAGTAATTGTTGAACTTGTTAATCGATATTTCCCAGACTTTCGTCGTATTCTAAATGAATGTCAACGTTATTCTGTTTCAGGTACAATTGATTCAGGTATTCTAGTTAATCTTTCTGATCAGAATGTAACTAATCTAATGGAATACCTTAAATCTAAAAACTTTAAGTCTATGCGTAAATGGGTTGTTGATAATATCGACACAGAACCACAAGTAATATTTCGTAAGATATACGATTCGATGGCTGATCATTTACAACCACAATCTATACCACAAGTAGTACTTATTATCGCAGACTATCAATATAAGAATGCATTCGTTGCTGATCATGAAATCAATGTAGTTGCATGTTTAACTGAAATCATGGCATCAGCAGAATGGCAATAGGAGAATAAAATGAGATGGAACTTTAGATTAGGATGGTTTAGAATTGAAATCCTACCAAGATTTAGAATTGTATTTGATGTACGTCGTACAGTTAATAAAAGAAAGAAACAAGTTGATTGGCAAAAACGTGGACAAGCACAAGTTAGAAAAGCACAAGCATATCATAAAAAAGCACAAGCTAATTATAAAAGACAAGCACGTAGACGTAAATGAGTCCATTCGAATACTTAAATGCAATTAACATAACTAAAAAAGATATCATGATCGATGATCTTGCAGAAAAGGAATATAATGCCTTTATTGTTAATCGATCTCTATCTTATTTCCCTGATACTGCTTTATTGGCCAATGAAATGAATACTCGACATCATGTCGATAATCGTCTTCAATTTCAATTTTTTATAAATACTATCAGAAAAGCGAAACGTTTTTCTAAATGGGCTAAGTCAGAAGACACAGAAGCTCTAAAGACCGTCAAAGAATATTATGGTTATAGCGATGAAAAAGCTCGCCAAGCTTTGACTGTATTAAATGAAAATGAAATTAATGAATTGAAATTAAAGGTCTATAAAGGTGGAAGAAAATAACGTACAGGTGACCTGGACACCAGCTATGATGCTGGAAGTCATTCTAAGGGAGCCAGATGATTTTTTAAAGGTGCGCGAGACCTTAACACGAATTGGTGTTGCATCTCGCAAAGACAATAAGTTGTATCAATCTTGTCATATATTGCATAAACAAGGTCGTTACTTTATCGTTCACTTTAAGGAGCTATTCCTTTTAGATGGTAAACCAAGCAACTTATTAGAAAATGATATTCAGAGACGTAATACTATTGCTACGTTGTTATCGGATTGGGGATTAATTGAAGTCGCTTATCCAGATCAAGCAAAAGATGTTGCACCTCTGAGACAAATTAAAGTTATCTCACATAGAGATAAACATGAATGGGAACTTTGTCCAAAGTATAAGATAGGAAATAAGTAGTGCAATCATTCAAGCAGTATATTAATGAAGGTATAAATGATCCAGCAATCTTCAAAGTTATATTTACTGCTGGTGGACCAGGATCAGGTAAATCATTCACTGCTAATAAAACTGGTCTTGCTGCAATGGGTTTTAGATTCATAAACTCAGATGATGCATTTGAACGAGCTTTAGAAAAAGCTGGTTTAGATAGCGGAAATTCAGCAGATGTATATAG